ATGCCGCTCCCGCCCGGACTTCAGACCGTGACCGTCACCGGCAGCTACCAGCACCCCAACGGGAGCCCGTTCACCGGGCGCGTCATCTTCACCCCGGAGCCCGCCGTCCTCACCTCCGCCGCCGAGGACACCATCGTCCTCGGCCCCGTCGAGGCGCAGCCCGACGCCACCGGGGCGATCTCGGTGACGCTCCTGGCCACCGACGCCGCGGGGGTCACACCGACCGGGTGGACGTACCGGGTCACGGAACGCTGGTACGACGCACCCGGCCGCTCGTACCCGATCTCGCTGCCCGCCGCCGCACCCACGGTCGACCTCGCCGACATCGCCCCCACCGCGCCCGCGGAAGGCGAGTACGTCGTCGTCACCGGACCCGCCGGCCCCACGGGCCCGCAGGGACCGGCCGGGCCGCAGGGCCCGCAGGGCTCGCCCGGGTCGGAGGCCGAGGCTCAGGCGTACACCGACGCCGCCGTCGCCACCCACGCTGCCGACACCACAGCCGTCCACGGCATCACCGACACAGCCCTGCTGGAGACCCAGGCCGGCGCCACGGCGAAGGTCGCGGCCCACACGGCCGCCAGCGATCCGCACGGGGACCGGGCCTACGCCGACAGCAGCAAGCTGTCCAAGGCCGCGAACCTCAGCGATCTCGGCAGCGTCAATACCGCCCGGACGAACCTCGGGCTCGGCAACTCCGCCACCCTCAACGTGGGGACGACCGCGGGCACGGTGGCCGCCGGCGACGACGCGCGGCTCTCCGACGCCCGGACCCCAACCGCGCACGCCTCCACGCACGCCGCAGTCGGCAGCGACCCCGTCACACTCACCCAAGCCCAGGTCACGGGCCTAGTCTCCGCACTCGCCGCACTCCTCCCGCTCGCCGGTGGCACCATCAGCGGCAACCTCACCGTCAGCGGCTACACCACCCTTCAGGGCGGCCAGTTCAACTCGGACTTCGCGGCCTTCGGCGACCTCCGGCTGATCGGCTCCGGCAAGGCATATCGACTCCGACGTGGCGGCAGCAGCCTCGACTTCGAGGGCGGCGGAGCAGACGTGATCATCTCTGTCTGGTCCGCCGACACCTTCACCGGTACCCAGCGCTCGTACTTCCGCCTGAGCGCCGACGCCCAGAACATCCAGATCGCGGGCAAGGCCGAGTACGTCGACGGCCTCTACGGGACCACCCGCCATGTCCTCGACGGCTCCACCAACACGCTCGGCTTCCACGGCGCGAGCCCGGTCACCCAGCAGGCCGTGACCGGCTCCCGACTATCCGGGGCCGCCCTCGCCTCCCTGCTCACCGCGCTCGACACGCTCGGCCTTATCGACGACCAGACCACAGCCTGACTGAGGAGCCCCGATGCCCCGCGTCAACGTGCCCGTCACCTCGATCACCCGCACGGGCATCGCCCCCGCTACCGAGGTCAACGGCGACGCCACCAACAACCACTCCCTGACGAACAACGGCACCACCTGGCTCATGGTCCGCAACAGCGGATCCACCGTCGCCCGAGTCGTCAGCGCGATCTACGAGAACACCGTCGACGGACAGACCGTCCCCGCCAAGACCTGGTCCATCCCCACCTCGTCCACGAGGTACATCGGCCCCTTCCCCGTCCGACTCTTCGGGACGCTCCTCCTCATCGACGTGGACAACGCCGAGCTCAAGCTGTCCGCGTACACCCTCCCCGCCACCACATGACCCCCCGGGCCCCCGGGAAGGCCCCCCGGGGGGCCCGCGAAGGTACCCCGGGGCACAGACCAGAGAGGGGGGAGCATGCCTACCTCCCCACCCACACGGTGCAGTGAGGGCGGATGCCACGAGCTCACCACCACCGGGCGATGCGAACGGCACACACGCAAAGCCTGGGCCAACAAGTCCAAGGCATGGGGCGCGGGCAGCACACGCAAGTGGCGCACACGCCGAGCACAGCAGCTCGCCGACGAACCCCACTGCCGGCGCTGCGGGACCAAGGCCACCCAGGTCGACCACATCGTCCCGCTGTCCGAAGGCGGATCACAGTGGGACCAGGCCAACCTCCAGAGCCTCTGCGCCGACTGCCACGAGCTGAAGAGCGCGGAGGACCGCAGGCGGCGCACCCGTGACCGCTACCTGACCACCTGACCAGACCTCACCAGCCGTCCGGCAAGCCGAAATCAGGGTCCACGGGCCATGATCCGGAGCCGCCCGACCGGGTATAATCGGACATCCGGGACGCGATTCCCACCCCGAGGGGGTAGGGGAGCCGGAATCACCAAAACGGACATCTTGGACAGCGCCCCGGTGAGCTGGGATGGCGTGCGCTCACCTCGTGGATAGGGGGATGCCATGGCCAAGACCCCTGCTCCGGCCTCGCTGAAGCTGATCACTGGCCGTAGTCCTGGCCGGGATTCCGGGGGTCGGAAGGTCAACCCCGGGCCCGCGTTCAAGCGGGTCCCGCCGTCCGCCCCTGAGTGGCTGAGCCCTGAGGCCGCGGCCGAGTGGGACCGCGTGCTGCCTGAGCTGTCCCGCCTGGACCTGGTCAAGGAGTCTGACCGTGCCGGGCTGGCCGCGTACTGCGAGGCGTGGGCGACGTTTGTGGAGGCGACGCGGACGGTGCAGGTGGAGGGGCTGACGATCGAGGCTCGTCAGGGGGCGCTGGCGCATCCGGCGGTGGCGATCGCCCGGAACGCGGGCCGGGAGATGCGGTCGTGGGCGGCTCATTTCGGTCTGACGCCGTCGACGGAGCAGGCCCTGGCGCGGGGCGGGGGCGGCGATGGCGACGAAGCGAACCCGTTCGCCGGATCCGGCTGATCTGGGGATTTCTCCTGAGGTTGCCTGGTACCTGAAAGATCGTGGGATTCCGCTGCCGGACTGCCCGCCGAAGGTCCGGACGCCGTCGCCCGGTGAAGCGCCGGGGGCGGTGTTCGATCCGGACCGGGTGGACCGGGTGCTGCTGTCGTTCCATCTGCTGCGGCACACCCAGGGCAAGTGGGCGGGCAAGCCTCTGGATCCGGACCCGTGGCAGGTCGCCTACATCCTGGCCCCGGTGTTCGGGTGGGTGCGGTGGGACGACGAGGCCGACGGGTACACCCGGATCGTCCGCAAGCTCTACGTGGACGTCCCTCGCAGGAACGGCAAGACCACGCTCAGTGGCGGCATCGCTGTGTACCTGATGGCGGCGGATGGGGAGCCGGGTGCGCAGGTGTACGCGGCGGCGACGTCGGAGAAGCAGGCGCGGTTCACGTTCGACCCCATCCGGCTGATCGCGGAGCGGGCGCCGGCGCTGAAGGGGAACGTCAAAGCGTTCACGAAGAAGATCACGCATCCGGCGAGCGGCAGCTACTTCACGGTCGTCTCCTCGGTCGCCGAGGCGATGCACGGCGCGAACGTGCACGGCGGGATCATCGACGAGCTGCACGTCCACAAGACGGCGGACCTGGTCGAGACGATCGAGACGGGCACAGGGTCGCGTCGTCAGCCGCTGGTGGTCACGATCACCACGGCGGACGAGGGTAAGCAGGAGTCGATCTACGACCGGAAGCGTCAGTACATCGAGCAGCTGGCCCGGGGCGCGCTCCACGACCCGGACACCTACGGGGTCGTGTGGGGTGCGGACGAGGAGGACGACCCGCACGCCGAGGCCACCTGGCGGAAGGCGAACCCGGGCTACGGGGTGTCGCCGTCGGCGGCGTACCTGCGCGGCGCGTCGGCTGAGGCCCAGCAGTCGCCTGCTGACCTGGCGAAGTTCCTGCGCCTGCATCTGGGGATCCGCACGAAGCAGGCCAAGCGGTTCCTGCTGCTGGAGGACTGGGACGCGAACGCCGGCCTGGTGGACGAGGAGCGGCTCAGGGGGCGGGAGGCGTATGGCGGCCTTGACCTGGCGTCCACGTCGGACCTGTGTGCGCTGTGCTGGCTGTTCCCTGACGACCGGACCGGCACCCTGGATGCGCTGTTCCGGTTCTGGACGCCGGAGGACAACCTCAAGTCCCTCGACAAGCGGACAGCGGGCGCGGCCTCGCGCTGGGTCCGGGAGGGCTTCCTGGTGGCGACGCCGGGGAACGTCGCGGACTACGACTTCATCAAGGAACAGATCCGCCGGGACCGCGACCTCTTCAAGGTCAAGAGCATCGGCTACGACCCGTGGAACGCCTCCCAGCTGACGAACGACCTGATCAGTGAGCGGGCGCCGATGGTCAAGGTGCGGCAGGGCTTCGCGACGATGAGCCCAGTGCTCAAGGAGGTCCAGCGGCTCACGCGTCAGGGCACCCCGGAGGCGCCGGCGCTGCGGCACGGCGGGCATCCGGTCACCCGGTGGTGTGTGGACAATCTCGCGGTGGCGATGGACCCGGCGGGCAACGTGAAGCCGGACAAGGCCAACAGCGGCGACAAGATCGACGGGGTGTCGGCGCTGGCGACGGCGATGGCTGAGGTTGTGGCGCGGCCGCCGCGGCGTAAGAGCCGGTACGCGGATGAGGACGAGATCATGGTCGTGTGACGGCCGGGAACAAGGGGGCCGTAGATGTTCGCGTGGCGCCGTACAGCGGTCCGTCAGCGGGTCGTGGTGAACCTGTCCGACAAGGCGTTCTCCGGGGTGCTGTGGGCGCAGCGGGGCCCGTTGCTGGTGCTGCGGGATGTGGAGCTGCTGGAGGCGGGGCGGGAGCCGCAGCACGTCGACGGGGAGGTCGTCGTCGAGCGCGCGCGGGTGGAGTTCACGCAGGTCCTGCCGGGCGGGGGTGGCTGAGCGTGGCGTTCGTGGTCTCCTCGGGCCGTCTGTCGGTCACCGGTGCCGGGGTGCTGCCGTCGTTCTCGCCGGTTCCGCTGCCGGCGGCGCCGTGGGAGTACGAGGCGATCTGGCGGTCCCAGCCGCAGGTGCGCACGGTGATCGGCTTCATCGCCCGCAACGTCGCCCAGCTGGGGATTCATGTGTTCCGGCGGATCAGCGATACCGACCGGGAGCGGCTGACGGATCACCCGCTGGCGGTTCTGCTGGGGGAGCCGTTGCCGGGGATGACGCAGTACCGGTTCGTGGAACGGATGGTCTCCGACCTGGCGCTGTATGACAACGCGTATGGGATCAAGCTGCGGCTGGACGGGCGGCTGCGGATCCTGCCCGTGCCGCCCACGCTGATCCGCCCCTATGGGGGGAACTGGATCGCGCCGGATCATTACGAGACTGCGGGCGGCCGTGATTTCGGTGTGGACGAGGTGGTGCACCTGCACGGGTACGCGCCGGAGACGCTCACGTATGGGTCGTCGCCGATCGAGTCCTTGCGGGAGCTGTTGCTGGAGTCGACGGAGGCGTCGAAGCAGCGGGCGGCGATGTGGCGGGGTGGGGCCCGGATGACGGGTGTGATCAAGCGGCCCATGGACGCGCCCGAGTGGAACACCAAGGAGAAGCAGCGCTTCCGGGAGATGTGGCGGACGTTCGCGTCGGGGGGCGGTGCGGAGGGCGGGACGCCGATCCTTGAGGACGGCATGGAGTACGTGCCGGTCGGCTTCAACCCGGAACAGGCGCAGTACATCGAGGCGAGGAAGCTGACGCGGGAGGAGGTCAGTGCGGCGTACTACATTCCGCCGCCGCTGATCGGGATCCTCGACCACGCCACGTACTCGAACATCCGTGAGCAGCACAGTCACCTGTACCAGGACACGCTGGGGCCGTGGCTGGTGATGCTGGAGCAGGAGATCGGCGCGCAGATCCTCCCCGACCTTCCCGGCAGCAGCGGCGTGTACGCGGAGTTCAACATCGCCGCCAAGCTGCGCGGGTCCTTCGAGGAGCAGGCGATCGCGGCGTCGACGGCGACGGGCGGGCCGTGGATGACCCGCAACGAGATCCGGGCCCGTAACAACCTGCCGCGGGTGGAAGGCGGGGATGAGCTGATCGTTCCGATGAACGTCACGGAGGGTGGTCTGGCGTCGCCGCGGGATACGGCGCCGGAGCCGGAGGCGCTCCCAAAAGGGCGGGGCCTGGCGCTGGTCAAGGCGGCCAGGCCGGCGGGGCTGGGGACGGCGGTGACGGAGCGGGAGGCGCTGGAGTCCTCGCTGGTGCGGTGGACGGAGCGGGCCGCGGACAGGCTGCTGGTGGTGGCGGGGTCGAAGGCCGGGGGGATGCCGGATCTGCTGGAGCTGTGGGCGGCCGGGCACGATGACCGGCTCGCGCAGCTCCAGGCGCTGCTGGCCGATCACGGGTACCGGATCGCGCAGGCCGGCGCCTGGGAGGTGTTGTCGGTTTGGAATCCGGAGGCGGAGGGCTGGTCGGCGGAGGTGATGCTGGCCTGGATCCTGGCCGCTGCCGGGACCCATGCCGAGCAGCATGAGGAGGCCGGCCGCAAGGCGGTGGCTGCTGTGCAGGAGGAGGGCGGCGACGCCTGGCAGGCGGACCTGGCGGCGGCGGCCTCCTCGTGGGGTTCGGCGGCGGTGGTGCGGGCGGTGACCGCTTCGACGGAGCTGCGGTCCTTCGGCGGGCACGACGCCGCCGGTGCTTCGGGGCTGACGAAGAAGGTGTGGGTCACCGGGGGCAGGAACCCCCGCCCCTCGCACAAGGGCCAAAACGGCGAGCGGGTCTCACTCGATGACGTGTTCTCCAACGGGCTGCGGTGGCCGGGGGACGGGCGGGGCGAGACGAAAGAGCTCGTGAACTGCAACTGCACGCTCGACTACGCGAAGGAGGGCTGACATGGAGTGGGCCCGGCCATTCAGCCTCCACCTGACCGACGGGCGTATCTGGCACGGGGTGCAGTTCCCGACAGGGGAGGTCTGTATTGCCCACGTTGGCGAGCCGTCTGGTGCTTTCACCGTGGGTCTGTCACTCGATGCCGTGTTGGGAGACCGGGTGCCGGACGACCCGCTGAACGGTGCCCGCGTGCAGTGGGCGGACGAGGAGAGCTGACGTGCGCACGAAGGATTTCACTGCGCGTGTGAAGGCGGCGGGCGTCGCCGACGGGCTGGCCGAGGAGGGGCAGTTTGTCGCGCTCGTCTCCGTGTTCGGCAACGAGGACTCCATGGGCGATATCGTCCGCCCTGGGGCGTTCACCGACACCCTCACCGAGTGGCAGGCCAAGGGCGACCCGATCCCGGTGATCTGGTCGCACGACTGGTCGGACCCGTTCTCCCACATCGGCACGGTGATCAAGGCGGTCGAGACGCTCCAGGGCCTGGAGGTCACCGGGCAGATCACCGACCTGGACACCAATCCCACCGCAGCGCAGGTCTACCGGCTGCTCAAGGGCCGCCGTGTCACGCAGTTCTCCTTCGCCTACGACGTGAACGAGGGCGCGTGGGTGAGCGATGACGCGCACCCGTGGGGCGGCTACTACGAGCTGCGCAAGCTCTCGCTGCACGAGGTCGGCCCGTGCCTGGTCGGCGCGAACCAGGAGACCGAGCTCCTGGCGGCCAAGGCCGCCGGCATCGCCCGGGGCCTGAAGGCCGGCCGGGTGCTGTCGCAGGCGAATTTCACGACCCTCACCTCGGCGTATGAGTCGATCGGTGAGGTCCTCGCGGCGGCGACGCCGGAGAAATCCACTACCTCCCAGCCTGAGGACCCCGGCCAGCCGGGTGCCGCGGTGGCCGCCGGCGAGACGCCGCCCGCCAAGACCGCGGACACCCCGCCCGCCAAGGGGCTCGGCGAGGACGAGCTGGCGCGGATCGCCGAGCTCGTGGCCGCACATCTGGCCAAGGCCCCCGCGGCCGCCCCCACCAGCGCCACCGAGGACGAGACCACGCCGGATCACCGCGAAGCCCCCGCCGAGGGGGCCGCCATGGCCGACGCCGCCTCTGCCCGTCTGCGCACCGATCTCCAGCTCCTGGAGCTGGAGTCCTTGCTCACGGAATGAGGACAGCATGAACGCCAAGGAACTCGCCGAGGAGATGAAGCACCACCTCACCCAGGCGCGGCTCATCGCCAAGAGCGCCGAGGAGGAGGACCGGGACTTCACCCCCGAGGAGGCCGGCCAGCTGCGCGAGCACATGGCCAAGGCCACCGAGGCGAAGTCCAAGCTCGAAGCCGCCCGCGGCAACGAGGAGCTGCGTAAGTCCCTGGCCGAACTCGGCGACGACATCGCCCTGAACGCCAAGACCGACGACGACGGCCGCCGCCGGACCGCGTCGGGGTTCGAGCTGCCGGACCGGCGTAAGAGCCTCGGTGAGCAGTTCACCGACTCCGCCGAGTACGCGGCCCTGATGGCCACCGCCCCCAACGGGTCCTTCGGGCAGAAGCAGCGCGTCCAGTCCGGTCTGGCCGGCTTCAAGTCCCTGGTCACCGGCGCCTCGGACACCTCCGCCGGCGCCTTCGTCGTCAACGACCAGCTCGGCCTCCAGGTCGGCCTCAGCGCTTTCCAGCGCCCGCTGCGGGTCCGCGACGTCGTCACGCAGGGCACGACCACCTCCGACACGGTCGACTACGTGCGGATGACCTCGATCACCAACAACGCGGCCCCGGTCGCGGAGGCCACGACCTCAGCCGCACCGACCGCCCCGGCATCCGTGCCCGGCGCGCTGGTCAACGCGGCCGGAGGCGGCTACAAGCCCGAGTCCGCGCTGGCCGCGGCGAAGGTGACCACGCCGGTCAAGACGATCGCGCACTGGATCCCGGTCACCAAGCGGGCCCTGTCGGATGCCGCGCAGATCCGCACCCTGATCGACGCGTTCCTGCGCTACGGCCTGGAGGAGGAGCTGGAGGACCAGATCATCCAGGGCGACGGCACCGGCGAGAACTTCGAGGGCCTGGGCACCGTCTCCGGCGTGCAGGCGCAGGCGTGGGACACCAACGCCCTGATCACCCTGCGCAAGGCCAAGACCAAGGTCCGCACCGTGGGCCGGTCGATCGCCAACGCCTACCTCCTCAACCCCGCGGACGTCGAGACCATCGACCTCCTTGAGGACAACGAAGGCCGCTTCTACTTCGGGGGCCCCTCCGGTGTCGGCACCGCACAGATCCTGTGGGGCCTGCCGGTCATCGAGACCGAGGCCGTCCCCGCGGGCACCGGCTACGTCGGCGACTGGCGCAAGGCGATCCTGTGGGACCGCGAGCAGGCCACCATCCAGATGACCGACTCCCACCTGGACTTCTTCGTCCGCAACCTCGTCGCGATCCTCGCCGAGATGCGCGCCGCGTTCGGCGTCATCCAGCCCAACGCCTTCGTCGAGGTCGACCTCACCGCCTGATCGGAGCCCGCCATGCCCTACCTCCATCCTGCGGCGGGCGCGGCCCGCGAGGCCGAACAGACCGCCGCCGTCGCCAACGCCGCCGCAGCCACCGCCACGGCGGCGGCCGGCGCGACCCCGACCAAGGCCGAGTTCGACGCGCTGCTGGCGGACACCAACGCCCTGCGCACCAAGCTGAACGCGCTGCTGGCGGCGATGCGCACCTCCGGCCAGCTCGCGCCCTGATGCTGATCACCTCACGCATGGTGGACGGGCGGTGCCCGTGCGGCGCCGCGCACGCGGCGTGCGGCCCGCCCTCCACCAGCGTTCCCGTCGACGACAACTTCCAGGAGGTGGCCGTCGTGGGCGGCCCGCTGAAGAAGTACAAGATCCGCACCGCGAGCGGGGCCGAGACGGTGATGAAGTACAACGCGGCCGACGCCGCACGGTACGGCCTGACCGACGCCGACCTCGCCGAGACCCCGCCCACCCCCGAACCCGAGGGCGGAGCCGCGGGGAAGCCGGCGGGCAAGGCCCGCACGGCCGCTGCGAACAAGGCGCGCACGGCTGCGAACAAGGCACGTGGCCACTGACCTGCTGGCCGACCCGGCCGAACTGGCCGTGTGGCTGGGAAGACCGGCCGACGACCCCAAGCTCCTGGCGGCCCTGCGCGCCGCGACCCGCCGCTTCCGCGGCGCCGTCGGCCACCCGGTGACCCTCGTCGCTGGAGACACGGTCCGCCTGGACGGCAACGGCCGTGAGGTGGTGCTGCTGCCGGTTTGGCCGACGGCGGCCGTCGCCTCTGTCAAGCTCGACGGCGTCCTCCTCGTCGCGGGCACCGACTACGAATGGTCGGAGTCCGGGATCCTGCGACGGCTAGGTGGCCAGTGCTGGCCCAACCGGCTGGGATGCCTTGAGGTGGTCTACACCCACGGGTGGGCCCAGATCCCCGACGATGTCGCCGAGGCGATCATCGACCAGGCCCGCTCGCTGTACACGGTGGTGCCGGGCGTGCAGTCCAAGGCCGTCGGTGGCCAGTCGGTGACGTTCGGGGCGCAGGCGGCGGTCGGGGTGACGGCGCAGTGGTCGGCGGCGGTGGCTCGCCACCAGGTCCGTACCGGGAGCGACTTGTGATGATGTTCTTCGACCAGGACATCGTGCGCCTGCGCGCGGGCACCCGCGTGGACCGCGGTGGCAACGCCGTCCCGGACTGGTCACCGGACGCGGTCTCGCGGCTGGCGATCACCGAGGTCAGCATCCAGCCCACCACCGCCACCGAGACCGCCGCGCCGGAGCGCACGGCGGTGGTGACCGGCTGGCACGTGCAGTCCCAGCCGGGCACCGATCTTGATATCCGCGCCGCGGACCGTATCGAGTGGGACGGCATGATCCTGGAAGTCGACGGCGAGATCGCTCGCTGGACCGACCCGGTCGAGGGCGGCATCCACCATGTGGAGCTCGACCTGGTCCGCGCGACCGGATAGGAGGTGGTCATGCTCAAGGACTTCCGTCTGGACACCGCCGGTGTGCGCGAGGTCCTGCGCGGCCCGGCCGTGCGGGCCCTGGTCGACACCGTGGCGGCCGAGGTCGCGGCGAGCACGCGGGCGCTGGTCCCCGACGGGGTGCCCGTCCTCGTGCGCGCCTACACCACCGACCGCGGGGCGGCGTCCGTGGTGATCGCCCACCCGCGCGGCATGGCCCTCCAGGCCAAGCACGGCGTCCTGACCCGGGCCGCCGGCGCGGCCCGCCTGGAGGTCCGGGAGTGGGGCGCCCGGTGAAACCCCTGGTGATCTTCGCTGACGCGCAGGCCGCCGCCGCGGGCGTCCTGCGCACCGCCCTGGCCGGGCGGAGTGAGCCCTACGCGGCCGGGGTCACGGTCGGCACCCGGGTTCCCGGGGACCGGTCGCCGGAGATCCCGCACCTGCCCTACGTCCTGGTCCGCAAGGACACCGACCTGCCGCACTCCTCGATGGCCAACACCCGCGCGACACTGCGGGTCACCGTCTGGCACACCGACGCCGATCAGGCCCACGATCTCGCCCAGTTGTGCCAGGGACTGCTGATCGTCCACTCCGGTCCGGTGATCCGCGGCGTGCGCCCGGCCACCGGCCCGCTCGCCGCCGTCGACGACACCAGCCGTGGGACACCGGGGAGCGACATCGACCTGAGCACCTTCACCGTGCTCGCCAACGTCCGGCCCGCCACGGCCTGACCCGCCCCGACCGAACCGCGACGTCCTGACCACCCGATACCGAGGAGGACGCCGTGGCCGGCGACCCGACCAATGCCGCACTGTGGACCGACGCCGATGTGTACGTCGGGCCGCTGACCGCTGTGAACCCCGCGACGATCGATGACCCGTTCCCCTCCGAGTGGGACCTGGTCGGTCTCCTCGACGGCGACGACGGTTTCACCGAGTCCCGGGACGAGGACGTCGATGACAAGTACGCCTGGGGCGGCATCCTCGTCCGCACCTCCCGCGCGCACTTCAAGCTGACCAAGTCCTTCACCGCGCTGGAGGACAACACGACCACACGGGATCTGCTGTGGCCCGGGAGCACGGACTCCCAGATCATCGTGCCGCGCCCGGCCCAGGTGAAGATCGCGTTCGAGACCCGTGAGGACGACAAGATCAAGCGGCTGATCACCGCCCAGTACGCCGAGGTCACCGTCGACGGCGACGTCACCGAGAACGAAACCGACCTGGCTACCGCGAAGTTCATTGCGACGATCTTCCCCACGTCCGGGAAAGTCCTCTTCATCCGCCAGTTCACCGCCGGCGCCTGAGCCCCGGGGCGTGGTCCTTGCGTCGCGGTTCGGACCACGCCCCGGCCCACCCCTTTTCGGAAGGACCGCGGCATGCCTCCCACCTTCACGAACGACCAGATCTCCGCCAAGGCGACTCAGCTCGGCCTCATCACCGAGGGTGAGGAACTCCCGCGCCACCAGCGGAGCAAGGTCGTCGCCGCCCTTCTCCAGGAACGGCCCCGGTCGGCGGCCGCCTCCCCGGTGGCCGCGCGCATCGTCATCCAGCCCGGCGGCGCCGTCGAGGTCGACGGCCGCCCCTTCCCCTGGCTGGTCCAGTCCGACCTCATCGAAGTCACCCTCCAGCCCGACGGCGCCGGCATGGTCCGCCTGACCCTGCCCGCCCGCAGCATCCAGATCCGCGAACCCGCACCCGAGAGCGAGAGCTGACCATGGCACCCCGAACCGCGACCACACAGGACGACCAGCCGTTCGACTTCAACCTCGACGCCCTCCAGTCCGAGGTGGACCTCACCGCCTGGCGGGTCCACTGGGACGGGCGCAGGTGGACCTTCGCGCACATGCAGGCCCTCGACGTGTGGGCCCTGATGGAAGCGGCCGAGGGCGGCGACGTGACCGCCACGATCGGCATCCTCCGGGCTGCCCTCGGCGACGAGCAGTGGGCGGAGTTCCGCAAGATCAAGCTGCCGCAGTACAAGCTCAAGGCGCTCTTCGACGGCTACCGGCGCCACTCCGGGCTGGAGCCGGGGGAATCCGGGGCCTCTGCGAGCTGATCCGCCACCACGGACCAGCCGTAGAGGCAGACCTCCGCCGTGAATACGGCGTCCGCCTGCGCGACCTGTTCACCGGCGACCTGACGTGGCGGGAGCTGTCCAGCCTGGTACGCGGCCTCTCCCCCCAGTCCGCCACCCGCACCGCGCTCGGCGGCGGCCGCCTGGAACCCACCGGCGAACAGGTCCTCCTCGCCGACCTCGCCGACCTCCTCCAGCGCCTGGACTGGCACGTCCAGGCCACCGCCGCCACTAAACGCTCCGAACTCCCCAAACCGCCCAAGCCGTACCCGCGCTGGTGGGCCACCGGCCGCGCGGAGAACCAGCCCAGCCCCCAGCGCCTCGCGCGCCTGGACGACGCCCGCCGCCGACGCGCACATCGCCGGCAGGCCATCGCCGAGGGCCGCCTCGCCTGACACACCACAAGGGGGTGCCCGGTGGCGAACGTGGGCTACGCCTCGCTCCAGATCATCCCCTCCGTCCGCGGCATCGGCGACGAACTGCGCCGCCAGCTCGTCGGCCCCGCCGGGGACGCCGGCGAGGAAGCGGGGCAGGAGGCGGGTACCGGCCTGCGGGACAAGATCAAGCAGGGGGCTGCCGCCGCCGGCGTCGCCGCGGGCGCCCTGATCGTGGCGGGCCTCCACGAAGCGCTGGAGCAGGCCAGCATCACGGGCCTGCTCCAGGCCCAGCTCGGGGCGACCGGCCCGCAGGCCGCCAAGTACGGGAAGGTGGCCGGGCAGCTCTACAGCAAGGGGATCACCGAGAGCTTCGAGCAGGGCGCCGAGGCGATCCGGGCGATCGTCAACGCCGGCCTCGTCCCCCCGGACGCGACGAACAAGCAGCTCGAATCGATCGCCGCCAAGATGTCGGACGTCAGTACGACGTTCGGCACGGACATGTCGATGCAGACGCAGGCCGTCTCGGCACTGCTGAAGAATGGCCTCGCGCCCTCGGCCGAGGGTGCCCTGGACATCATCACCACCGGCATGCAGAAGCTCGGCCCCAACGCCGAGGACCTCCTGGAGACCTTCCAGGAGTACCCGGTCCAGCTTCGGAAGCTGGGCCTGGACGCCCAGACCTCCCTCGGCCTGTTCCGGCAGGGGCTCCAGGGCGGTGCCCGCGACACGGACATCATCGCGGACGCTTTCAAGGAGTTCTCGATCCGCGCGATCGACATGTCTAAGGGCTCGCGCGAGGCTTACGAGGCGCTGGGGCTGAACGCCGAGCAGATGGAAGCCCAGATCAGCAAAGGCGGGGAGGGTGCCAGAGCAGGGCTTCAGACGGTCCTGGACAAGCTGCGCGCCATGACGGACCCCGTCGAGCAGAACGCCGCCGCGGTCGGTCTCTTCGGCACCCAGGCCGAGGACCTCGGAGCCGCCCTCTTCGCTCTCGACCCGGGCAAGGCCACCGCCGGCCTGGGCAAGCTCGGCGGCGCTGCGGCCCAGCTCGGCAAGGACCTGCACTCCGGCCCGGCCCACGAGCTGGAAGTCTTCACCCGCACGCTCAAGCAGGGCTTCGTGGACTTCCTCGGCGGGCAGATCCTGCCGGTCCTCGTCTCCGGGACCTCCGCCCTGATCAGCGGACTGAAGGGAGTGGCCGCGGGCGGGTCGGCGTTCGTGGGCTGGCTGCGCGACATGGGCACCTGGCTGATCCCCCTGGGCATCGCCGTCGGTGGCCTGACCCTGGCCCTGACCGCACAGGCCACAGCGACGGCCGGGGTGACCGCGGTGTTCGCCGTGTACCGGGCGGTGATCCTTGCCTGGACCGTCATCCAGAACGGCGCCACCGTGGCGATGGGCGCCTTCAACCTGGTCATGAACGCCAACCCGATCATCCTGGTCATCACCGCCGTGGTCGCCCTGGGCGCCGCCGTGGTCGTGGCGTTCCAGCGCGTGGGGTGGTTCCGGGCGGGAATCATGGCCGCCTGGGCGGGCATCAAGACCGCCGCCTCCGTTACCTGGAACACCGTCCTCAAGCCCGCCCTCGCCGGGATCCAGACCGGTCTCCAGGCCGTGGGGGATGCGGCGGTCTGGCTGTGGTCCACCGTCCTCAGCCCGGTCTTCTCCGCGATCGGGCTGGCCGCCCGCGTCCTGCTGGCCATCGTCGTCGTCGCCGTCCTCACACCCATCTACCTCGCCCTCAAGTTCCTCGGCGCGCTGGCGATGTGGCTGTGGACCGTGGCGATCAGGCCCGCGTTCCAGGGCATCGCGGCGGCCGCGATGTGGATGTGGACCACAGCGATCCGCCCCGCCTTCCAGGGCATCGCCGCCGTCGCGATGTGGCTGTGGACCAACGCCTTCAAGCCCGCCATCGACTCCATCGTCGGCAAGATCAGGCTGCTGGCCCTGACGGCCACGTGGCTGTGGAACAACGTGATCGTCCCGGTCTTCCAGGGCATCGCCGCCGAGATCAGCCGCTGGTGGTCCCGGGTCAGCGCCACCTTCAACACCGTCCGCACCTACCTCACGGGCACCCTGGCCACCGCCTTCCGGTGGCTCCTGGACAACGTCATCCGCCCCGTGTGGAACGGCATCACCAGCGTCATCTCCAGCACCTGGCGCAATGGCATCAGCCCCGTCTTCGAGCTCCTCAAGCGCGGCGTGCGCGCGGTCGGCGACAGCTTCAACTCCGGCGCTGGCTACATCGGCCGCGTCTGGTCCACGATCAAGGACAAGACCAAGGGCCCCGTGCAGTTCGTTGTCGATGTTGTCTACAACAACGGCATCCGCAACGTCTGGAACGCGGTCGCCAAACTCCTTTCCCTGGGCAAGCTGGACACGGTCAAGTTCGCCCGCGGCGGCCGCACTCACGGGGGCGTGCCGGGGCGGGACTCCATCCCCGCCCTGATGATGGCTGACGAGTACGTCATCAAGCGCGACTCCGCCCGCAGCGTGGGCTTCGGGACGCTGGACTACATCAACCGCTACGGCGCCCTCCCGGGGTTCGCGGGCGGTGGCCCGGTACAGCGGTTCGCGGACGGCGGGATCGTCGACGACATCTGGGGCGGCCTGACCGGCGCCGCGAAGACGATCGGCGGGTGGACCGGTCAGGCATGGGACCTGATCACCGACCCCTCGGAGATCTGGGACAAGATGATCAGCCCGGTCCGCCGGAAGATCAGCAGCATCGGCGGCAGCCCCTGGGCCCGCGGCATGGCCCAGCTCCCCACCCGCATGATCAAGGGCCTCAAGGACAAGGTCGTCAGCACAGCCAAGGGCCTCCTCGACTTCGGCGGCGGCAGTGCGAACATCGGCGGATCCGGTGTACAGCGCTGGTCCGGCGTCGTCCTCCAGGCCCTCAAGATGGTCGGTCAGCCGGCGTCCCTGCTCCAGACCGTGCTCCGCCGCATGAACCAGGAGTCGGGCGGCAACCCCCGGGCGATCAACCTCTGGGACTCCAACGCCAAGGCCGGCGACCCGAGCCGCGGCCTGATGCAGACGATCGGGTCGACGTTCGCCGCCTACGCCGGACCGCTCCGGTCGCGCGGCATTTACGACCCGCTCGCCAACATCTACGCGTCCATGCGGTATGCGCTGGCCCGCTATGGCTCGCTGGCCTCGGCTTACAACCGGCCCGGCGGCTACGACAACGGCGGATGGCTGATGCCGGGACAACTCGGCTACAACGGGCTGCGCACTCCCGAGGCGATCCTCACGCCCTCGCAGTGGCAGGCCCTTTCCACCGCCGCGACCAGCGGCGTGGGCGACCTACACGTCCAGGTCTACGTGGGCGACCGGGAGATCACCGACATCGCGCGGGCCGAGGTCCGCCGCTCCAACGGCGAGCTCGTCCAGACCCTGCGCGCGGGACGGAGGTGAGACGTGGCCATCGCCGGGAACTTCCTCAGCACGACGACCGAGGCCGTCGACCCGAACACGTCCGGCTGGGTCGCCAAGCTCAACTGCACGATCTCCCTGGGATCCGGCGGCCGGAACGGTGACGGGGTCCTCGCCGTCCGGTCGGTGGCGTCGGGGGAGATGCAGGCCCGCACCGTCTCCAGCTACAGCGTGGTGCCGTGGACCCAGTACGAGGCGTTCTGCGACGCCTCCGGAGCCACGGTCCCGGAGCGGATCGGGATCCGCTGGCTCGACGCCGCCAACACAGAAATCTCCATCACGTGGTCGCTGACGACCGCGTCGGCGTCGGCGACCTGGCACCGGATCGCAGTCGGCGGCGAGGCACCGGGTACCGCGGCGCGGGCCCAGGTCGTGGTGTCCTCCACCCCGGCCGCCGGCGCCGTCTTCTCCTACTACGAGAACTTTTTCTTCGGCTACCCGGTCACCACGGTCGGGAATCTGTTCGGCTTCAACACGGAGTCGAGCGAGATCGACGCCACGGCGTGGCTCAACGAGCTCAACTCCACGGTAGCCCGCCAGGCCCCCATGGTGTCGTGGCCGGTCGACTGGTACCTCGCCGGCGGGCACGTCATCGCGATGACCGCCTCAGCCAACGGCAACGCCTCCATGCGGTCGACGGACCGCCCGGCGGCGACACCGGGCGTGGAGTACGTCGCCCACTGCTACCTCAACCCGCCCACCAGCGGCTCGGTCACCTGGGTGGAGCTGCGGTTCTACGACTCCGGCGGATCCCAGATCGCCGCCACCCGCAGCGTCCTCGCCGCCCCCGGCACCGGCTGGTACCGGCAATACGCCTCCGCGACCGCGCCCGCGGGTACCGCCTCGTGCTCCATCGCGGCCGGCATCGACACGGCGACCGCCGGGCAGGTGCTGCGCGTCGACACCGCCGTCGTCACCACCGCCCCCATTCTCCGCGCGGGCAGCGTCCTGCCCTATGCCGACGCCTCCTTCGAGCAGGATGTGGCCGGGTGGACCGTGGTCTCCGGCGTCGCCACCATCACCCGCTCCACACCATGGGGCACGTACTTCTTCGACGGCGCCTACGCGGGCACGATCACCTCCAGCACCGCCACCACCAGCGTCATCCGCTCCGCCAAATTCCCCCTGCCCGCGGGCACTGGCGGCCTAGACTTCCGCACCGAGGTCTACAGCAACGTGTCCGCGGGCGGCTGGACGCTCACGCGCGGGGTCCGCTGGTACGACGCCGCGAACACGGATCTGGGTCTGACCAGCGGCTCCTCGGCGGCCATCCCCACCCCCAACTGGTGGCTCCTCGGCAACACCTTCACCGCACCCGCGACAGCGACGCAGGCCGCGATCGAGTACACACTCACCGCCACCTCGGGCAGCAGCGTGTGGCGCATCGACCGCCTCGCCCTGTGGCAGTCCCTCCCGCTGACCGACGTCGAGGCCCACGACGACACCGCGTCGATCACCCTGACCCTGCGCGAGCTCACCGTCGGCGAGTACATCACCATCTACCGGATCACCCCGGACGGCACCCGCACCCTCGTCCGCGGACCCAGCGGGCTGATCAGCCTGGTGGCGATCACTTCGGATCTGACGGTCATCGAGGACTACGAGGCCCCGATCGGCGTCGAGGTCTCGTACTACATCGAGCTCCGGGCCACCCTCTCCTCCACCCCCGGTTTCCGGGCCAGCAACGGCATCACCCTCACCGCGGGCGACGCGAACATCTGCTGGATCAAAGACCCCGGGCAGCCACAGCGGAACGCGTCCTTCATGGTCGTCTCGCCCCCGCCCTGGAAGCGGCCGATCACCCAGGCCGCCTACCGGGTCCGAGGGCGCCGGAACCCCGTCGTGCTCTCCGACGTGCGCGGCGGCCTGGAGGGCGACCTCGTCATCTGGACCCGGAACGACGCCGAAGCGGCCGCCCTGCACTGGCTCCTCGACTCCGGCAACACGCTCCTGTGGCAGGTCGTCCCCGGCATCCATGAAACGGACCTCTACGTCACCGTCGGTGAGGTCGCTCTCCCGCGCCTCATCGATCAGACCGACGAAGACTGGCGCCAGTGGACCCTCCCTCTCACCCAGGTCGACATGCCCACCACCGTCGGCGTCGCGGGCTCCGCTGGCCGCACCTGGCAGGACGTCCTCACCGGTTTCGCGACGTGGCAGGACGTCCTCGACGCCTACGCCACGTGGGAGGACGTTCTCTTCGACCGGCGGATCGGAGGGTGACGTGTACTCCGTGAGCAGCCGCTTCCTCGCCGCCATCGCCGAGTCCGGCCCCCTGGCGACCGAGGTCGTGCTCTTCCGGACGGACGGGCGCGTCGAGCGACTGGAGCACACGGGCGGATCGGTCACCGTCGACCGCGGGCAGGCTGTCCGGCGCACCTGCTCCGTGACGCTGGCGGACACCGCTCTGATCCCGCGCACGCCCACGGACCGGCTCAGCGTGTACGGGGCCACCCTGCGGATCAGCCGCGGTGTCCAGTACTCCGACGGGTCCACGGAGTTGGTGCCGCTCGGGGTCTTCCGGGTCGACTCCGTGGCCGGTGACGTCGACGAGGGGCCCGTCACCATCAGCGGGAAGTCGCTGGAGGCGGTCGTCGCTGACGACAAGTTCACGGCCCCGTACAGGGCCAGCGGCACCGCGGTCGCCGCCGTGACCACGCTGATCCAGTCCAGCATCCCGGCCGCCTCCGTGATCAACAGGGCGACCGATGCCGCCATCGGCCCCCGCACATGGGACATTGAGGGCGACCGCTGGGCCGCCGTCGCCGAAATCGCCGCCGCGATCGGCGCCGAGGTGTACGCCGACCCGGACGGGGACTTCGTCATCGCCGAGTTCCCCGACCTCCTCACCACCACCCCCGTGTGGACGATCGCAGCGGGCGAGGGCGGCGCCTACGTCTCGGCCAGCCGCGGCATGACGGCCGACAAGGTCTACAACGGGGTGCTCGCGCGCGGCGAGAACACCGAGACGAACGTCGCCCCGGTCTCGTCCCTGGTCGTCGACAACGACCCGACCTCGCCCACGTACTGGAGTGGCCCCTTCGGCCACCGGCCGGCGTTCTACACCTCCAGCACCCTGACCACGACAGGCGCCTGCACGGCCGCGGCCACGCTGAAGCTCCGCGCGGCAGCGGCCCCGAACGCGAGCGCGGACATCTCCTCGCTGCCGAACCCTGCCCTGGAGCCGGGCGACGTGATCCGCGTGCTCTACCCGGACGGCACCAAAGAGCTCCACCAGGTGCAGTCGTTCACCGTCCCCCTCGACGTGGGCGGGGACTTCACCATCGCCACGATCTCCGCAAAGGAGGACTCTTGAGCTCGTCTTCCGCCTCCCCGGCCGACCTCGCGGACGCCATCCGCCGCCAGGCCGTGCAGGCCGGCGCCGAGACCCCGGCCGTGCGCGGCGCGGACTGGCGGCTGGCCACCGTCGCCACCGTCAACACGGACGGCACCATCATCACCACCGACGGGATCACCGCCCGCAGGCTGGAGACGTACCGGGCCCCGGCCGTCAACGACGTCATCGTTGTCACGGTCTCCGGCAACGGAAACTGGATCGCCGCAGGGCGCATGGCCACGACGCTCGACACGGTCGGGACGAAGCTCTTCGCGCGCAAGACAGCCAACACCGCACGCAACACTACGACCACCCTCGCCGATGATCCGCACCTGACAGTGACCGTCACCGCGAACGCGGTCTACGAGCTGGCCCTGACGCTCTTCTGGACCGGCCCCAACGCTGGCGGGATCAAGGGGGCCTTCGCGGTCCCCTCCGGGACGGCTGGCCGCTGGTCCCTGTACGGGCCCGACGTCAGCATGACCGCCGGAGGCAACACCGCGCAGGTCCGCGCGGACTCCGTTGGCTCCCTCACCACCGCCCTGCCCGCCGGCTCCTCCGACACCAGCCACGCCATGACCGCGCAGCCCACCGGGCTCGTCGTCGTCGGAGGGACCGGCGGTTCCTTCACATTCCAGTGGGCCCAGAACACCAGCAACGCCAGCGACACCACGCTCTTCACCCACTCATGGATGTCCTTGATCCGAGTCGCCTGAGGAGGCGCCCATGCCCACGACCGACGCCTACGGGCAGGGCGTATCCATCGCCGCCCTCACCGACGCCCCCAACGCGGCCACGCTCGCGCAGAACATCGCGGACGGGCTCGCCCAGCGGGGCGTGATGCGGTTCGCGTCCGCCTCCGCACGGGCGGCCACGGTCACCAGCCCCGTGGAGGGGATGGAGTCCTGGCTCCAGGACACCAATTCGCTGGAGGTCTACGACGGGTCGGCGTGGAAGGCGGTGCCCTACGGCACCCAGTGGACGAGCTACGCCGTGGCCTGGACCGCGACGACGACCAACCCGAGCCTGGGCAACGGCACCCTTGTCGGGCAGTACATGAAGATCGGTACCACCTGCCACATCTACATCAAGCTCGTGATCGGCTCGACCACGAACGCCGGCTCCGGCACCTACCGCTTCAGCCTGCCGTTCACCACCGCGACGATCACCAACTCCGACCCCGGATGCCTCGTCGCCGTCTTCTCCCGGGCCACAACCCCCAACCACGGCACCGGCAACAGTCCCCTCGGCGGCGGCTGGACCACCACCGACCAGATCTGGTTCCCCTCCTCCACCCCCGGCGACGAGAACGTGTGGACCAACACCCAGCCCTGGGCGCCCGCGACGACCAACGTCTTCCGTATCCACGGGACCTACCAGACCGCCACTTGACCAGCAGCACCATCCGCGAACCGCGCCCCCGGAGAGGGGCAATTTTCATGCCCTGGAGGCACCCATGGCCTGGTACCCAGGCGCCCAGAAACTGGAGCTTCAGCCGGAGTCGGACGCCCAGGAGGCGATCCGGCCGACCCAGTTCATCCTGCACAGCATCGCCGCACCCTGGACGCCGCAGCGGACCTACGAGTACTGGCGCGACAGCACCAACCTGGAATCGCACTTCGGCGTGGGCTTCGACGGGTCGTGCGCGCAGTTCATCGGCACGCAGACCAGGGCCGACGCGAACTACCGCGCCAACGCGCGCCCGGACGGCACCGGGGCGGTGTCCGTCGAGACCGCGTCCAACCTGGACGCCACCGACCCCTGGACCCCCGCCCAGATCGAGACCCTCATCAAGATCGGCGTGTGGCTCCACCAGCAGCACGACATCCCACTGAGGATCTGCCGCACCGCCGACGACCCCGGCTACGGCTACCACCGGCTCCACGCCGCCTGGTCGACGAGCGGGACCAACTGCCCCGGTGACGCCCGCGTCCAGCAGTTCCGCGAGGCGATCTTCCCCGGCATCGTCGCCCGCGCCGGCGGCCAGCGAGACCCCCAAAGCCCCCAGGAGACCGTTGTGCCCTTCGCTCTCGGCGAGTACACCGGCGCCACTCTCAGCCTGCCGCCGAACGTCTGGACGACGCTGACGGTCGGTCGCCAGGACCTCATCTCCGGCGCCCAGTCCTACACCGCCACCGCCTTCCTCACCCTCAAGGCCAAGCCCGGCGGCGTGCTGCAAGGGCGCTTCTACCACCAGAAGGCCGACGGCTCCCGCTGGGACGGGCCCATCGTCGAACGCATCTGCACCGAAGGATCATCCTTCGCCGACTTCACCCACGCCGGGTCGATCTCCTCTGGCGAGACGGTCCGCTTCGAGATCACCTACGCGCCCACCAGCGCCCTCGACACGGCCCCCGCCACCATCACCGCCGCCCGCGCCCGCGGCCTCTACTGGAAGTAGACAAACCATGACCACCACCAACGTCATCCGCACCGCGAAGACCTACGCCCGCGACCTGGCCGAGCGCGTGATCTGGACGTTCCTCCTCGCCGCCGGGGGCATCGCCCTGGCCGCCGGCCCCGCCGACATGCTCAACGTGTCCTTCTGGCACACCGTCGCCACCGCGGGGATCGCGGCCGTCGGCTCCCTCCTCAAGGGCCTCTTCGCCCGCGTCATCGGCGACCCGAACAGCGCCTCCACCAGCTCGGCCGTGTGATGCGGCGGGCCGTGACCCGGCTGCGCCGGATGCTCGGCCGCCGCGGCACCATCCTGCTCGCCTACGGGACTGTCTGGGCCCTCTACGGCTACGGGCAGCTCACCATTCCCCAGCCCGACCAGCGCGGCCTGACCCTCGTACTGCACCTGTGGCCGCTCTCCACATGGGCGTGGCTGTGGATCACTGCCGGGACCATCGCGATCGCAGCCGCCTGGATGCCCCCACGCCGGGACTGGTGGGGGTTCCTCGCCCTCGTCGTGATCGTCATCCCCTGGACCCTGTCCTACCTCGCCAGCTGGTGGCCCCTTGGCATCTTCCCCCGCGGCTGGGTCGCGACGGCCGTCTGGACGGTCATCTCGGTGCCGGTCATCGTCGCCGCCGGGTGGCCCGAGCCCCCGAGACCGAAGGGGGACCCGCGCCCATGAGCCCCGAGACCCTCGCCTCGATCGGAGTGTCTCTGATCACCGCCGTCTGCGGCGTCTGGGCGGCGCGGGTGGCACGAAGAACCCCTCGCCAGGAACGCCGCGACGACTTCGTCGCGGTGTCCGAACAACAGGGCAAAGCGATCGAACGCCTTGAGGGGCGGATTCAGCGGCAAGAGACCGAGGGGGAGCGGCAGCGCGAGCGCATCGCCGCTCAGGACACGACCATCGCCTACCTCCATACCTGGGTACGCCTCCTCGCCGGCCACATCCGCAGCCTCGGCCACGAACCCCCACTGGCACCCCAGCCCGTACCCGCAGAGGTCCGGCAGCTCCTCCGCGACATCGACGTGTGAGAACTGGAGTGCCATGCCCGACCAGCAGCCCACCCCCGTGCCCGCACAGCCGCGCACACCACCAGCCGCCGACCTCGGCACCCTCGAAAACCTCGGCTTCATCGACCCCCAGCCCGAGCCGTCACCGGAACCGCCGACGCCACCGCTCGACGGCTACGACGTCACCACGTGAAGATGCCCCGCTGCCCGAGGGGCGGCGGGGCATCTTCGCGTGATTCTGCGGCTAGCCGCAAAAGCACGCGAAGTTGAAGGTGATGTCGTGGCCATCCTGGTCGGTGACCAGGATGTCCCATGCCTCGCCCCGGGTAGCGGCCCGGGTGACGGCGGCGCCCATCGTCTCGATGGCCCTGGTGCCGCTGAGGGTACGAGCGACCGCGCCCTCCGGGGTGGCGTAGGTGAGTGTGTACTGGGGCTCGCTGCCAAGGCGGCTGCCGGTGCGGTAGCCGGGGATCTGCTCGTGGCATTCCTGCCAGGTGGGGCGGCTGCGGTGGCTGTGGACGCGTGCGATGCCATGCTCAGTGCCGCTGGTGGTGTGGGCGGTGTACTCGATGAGGTGGATGGTCATCTGCGCCTCCTCGGACTGGCTGTCTGAACAATTCGACTGTAAGGGGACCCCTTACAAACCGTCAACCCTCCCCTTACGATGAGCTCGTGACGACACCGCCAAGCCCCTTCGAGAACCTCAAACACCTTGCCGAGCAAGACGACGCAGAGCGGCGCGCCATGGACGTCAGCGCGGCCCTCCGGGCCATCCCGGACTTGCAGAAATGGCTGCGCGAGATCCGCCAAGGGGCCGTCCAGGAAATGCGCGACCGCGGAGCGAGTCACGCCGGGGTCGCCAAAGTGATCGGCACCAGCCGCGCCCGTGCACAGCAGATTGCGGAAGGTCGCGCCACCGGGAAGCGCGCCGACGATCGACGAGACGAAGGGGGCCCCGACGCGTCGGCCGATGCTTAGCGCCCCCCACCGTCACCCTGCTAGGTGGAGGACTTCCTCATTCCCTCAGGCCTTCCTCCGGGAGGCAGCCGGTGCAGGGCTCGATCCCGGGCTCGCGAAGGGCGAGCCTCGCCTCCATGCGGTTCAGCGTGGGGCCGGATGAGAGGTGGCAGGTGGAGCGGTGCAGGCGGCCGAGGGGCCTCTGCGGGTCGGTGCGGATCCGTTCGAGCGTCCACGCCTCCGCCGCTGGGGAGACTGGAGGGTGCTGGAGCTCGGCGATGCTCCGCCGGACAGCCCGCAGCTGTAGGTCGAGGTACGTCTCCAGGACCGTTAGGCGGGGCAGATCCGGCGGCAAGTCGTTCATGTGTTCGAGTGTAAATCGAGCGGAAGGTGATCGCTTCCAGGGCTAAGCGTCAGGCTCGGGCTCCGGGTGTCGGACCGCCTTCTTCACGGCCATCTCCAGCTTGTACCGGGACTGGCTGGACTCCTCCGCGTGCGCGGTCACGGCTGCCAGTGCAGCCACGGACGCCTCCCACCACGCGATCAGCTGAGCGTCCCACGCCTCGCCCTCCAAGCCGGCGAGGCCCTCCCGGGCGGCCTCCGCCGTGCGCTCCAGTTCAATCAGGTCATTTGGGATATTTAGGTCACTAGACAC